TTTACTATCCTTAATTATCCTAGGATTGTTTTCGTTAGGAACTAACTCACTGATTTTTACTGTCTTATCCATTTTATATAAAGTAATTTGTTAATAATTATTTTTCTGTATTATTATATTTAAAATCATTCCACAATTTATCTCCGCTCATGTGTTCCTCATTCCTTTTAATTTGTGGCAATCCTTCATACTCTTTCAATTTAACCTGTTTCATATACTCACCACAACACACAGCTTTCTTACAAACTAGTTTTGAACCCTTTTGAACGAAACTTACTTTGTATAAATTTAGTTCATTACCACATATATCACAAACAAACTTCATAATCTATTTTCTATTTGTGTTAATACATACATACCTAATACAAAACCCACCCCAAAAAATATTACATTAATTATCATTCTGTTTTGTTTTATACAATGTATAACTTAATAATATCAATAATAATGTGATAGTAAATAAATTCGGGTGTGATTCACCGCATAATCCTAGTAAGTGTTTTGTTGTTTCGTTCATTTTTTATTTCTTAAATATTGTACTTCTTCTGTAATATGTTTTTCTTCAATACCGAACTGCATCTCAAATCCATAATCTTCTCTAATTATCTCAGGCAAAACAACTTTACCATTTTTTACTATACTTGGTTTGTAGTAGTATTTTTTTGTTTTCCTACCTGCTTTTCTCCAGTTCTTCATATTTTTCTATTTCAAAATGTAAATGATTAATTGCTTTTTGTAAACATTCTGTCGGTGTTTCGTGTTTATGATATGCTCTTAGTATATAAGTGACAGCGGTTCCTAGATGATATGTTAAATCAAAATTATCACATACCTTTCTTGCTTCATATCCATTTTTACCTTTATAATATTCTGGTATTCTGCTTACTAATCCTAATTCTTCTTTTGTCAATAACATCTTAGGGTTCAATTGATTCATTTGTTTTGCGTTATCTAAGTTTCTGTCAAAATCCCAGTAATATTTACTTTTTTCTGATTTTTTCATATATATTTTTTATTCCGTTATAACATTGTGAAAGACAACTATTACAATTACTATTTGTTCTAAAACCTGTATTGTATATTGTATTATGTAGTTCAATCATTTTGTGTTTTGCTTCTTTTGTTTTTGCCTCACCTGTTTTAATATCTTCCCAAATATCTAGTATTTCTTTGTGTAGGTGTTTTGGTATTTCTTTTAGTTTTGTGTGTTCTGTTGCTTCCCACTTATTATCTGGACATGACATTACACTTATACTAGCTTTTATCCTCATGAAACACCCACATTTCTTACAAGTCATTGTAGGTTTGAATAAATGTTCACAAGTCCTGCAAACTTTTAATCTTTCATTGTATAGTTTTTTATCTATAAAAAAATTACTCATCTAAAACTTTCTTTAGAACTTTTCGTACATTGTCTATTGTGTTAAATAAACTATTCCTACTAATACCAGTTTTCTTTGATAGTGTGTCTAGTGTTTCGTTTTTTTCAACATCATAATACAACCTGTAGACTTCCCTATCATACCAATACATTTTATCTAGTTCAATATCTATCTTTTCAAAATACTCCCACTTTTGTGTTTCATCTTGTGTTGTGTTTTGATTCTGTATGTATTCATAATTACTTACATCTTCATTTTTTAGTTTCTCATAGTACTTACGATATGTATAGTAATATTTGTTTTTGTTTGCTGTAAAATACCTTCTTAATGTGACGCCCGCATATCGAATCAAACCATCTCTACCATCTTTTTCAAATATCCTGTTTAATGTTTCTTGATTCATAGTTAAAAACATTTCATACAACATTTGTACGGCGTCATCAATTTTGTGTTGTTGTCCTACATACTGACCTGCTATCCCTTTAAAAACCTGTTGAAGTGATGTTAGGGTTTTTTTTAAATCATTCTTCATGTGGTCTTATTTCTTTTAATTCACCAATTACTTTACTCGCATATTCAGCGAGTATTTGTCTATATATACGGACTTCGTGTTGGTTGTATTTATTTTCATATCCACAAAAAAATCCACTAGTCATAGTGGATATTTGTAAGGGGATTATATTTAGGTAGTCATGAAAATTACCATCATTTGTTATTGAATCGTATAGATTGCTGTAATCAATTATAGCTTGAAAAATATCAATATAATCTTTCTTTACTTCTGGTTCTCTAACTATCTTATCAATACTATCTAAAACCATGTCTAGATATGGTTGTAAAATTACTTCATGTTGATAATTTACAAATTTGATTTTCACTGATACAAATAAAGGAAAATATACCAGTAATATTTTGCTAATGTTTCAAAAAGTTATCAACAATCGTTTTTTAACTTCTTGACTTTTTCCTTATATTTTTCTATCATTTCTAGATAATCAACCCTTCTAAACATTGCAGTATGTTTTGATAATCTTTCTAACTTTTCTGATGTTTCATCTCCTATCCTAACATCTAGTAGTTTTCCAAACTTGTATTGTTCTCCTTGGTTGAACATGTTGCAACGGACACACTGGACTTGAACATTTAATTCGTTCCATCGTGTTGTTAAGTGCCTTCTTGATTGAAAATGACCTGCTTGCTGTTTTTTCCAATGGTCTATTTTGCCACATGTGAAACATTCTACTAATCCGTTAGCGTCAGCTCTCCTCAATCTTATATACTGACTGAACCATTTATCTAGTTCTTTTTTTAGTTGTGCTGTGGTTTTCTTTTTCATCAATAAAGTAAGTGAGGTTCTACATAGGTATATTTTGCAATTGTAGTCGTTTTGCCGAATCTATTGGTTTTTGTTAATGGTAGACTATTGATGTGATGCCCTCGGTTTCTAAGATTAAAGATAATAGCTGATAGTCGCGTTGCTCCATACTCTTTAATTGCTTCCCAACTTGTGATAGACCCTTTGTTTTGTAGATGCCATAATACAGCGTCTGTTTGATTTTTTACTTCGTGTTCTCTAATGTATTGCATGTTTGATAAATTTTATTTATTTGTTCACCTGTTAAATTGTGTGTAATTATTTCTAGTAATTTGTTTTGCAAACTTACATCTTCTGTTAAAGTGTCTGCGATTACTCTTGCTTTACTTACTGGGTTCATTTCTTCGTTCATTTTATTTGTTTTATATTATTACTTATTTTTGTTAATCCTGTTCCTGTCCGACTTCTGTAATGTAATCGTTTGTCTTGTCGTTCTGGTTCTTTGTCAGCGTTATCCCAAATTAATTTTCTTTGAGTTTTTATCCATGAATAGTATGTTTGAACATTTAAAACAAACTTATCTGTATGCCTAACACCATTCCTGAACGCCTGTTGAATGTCCTCAAATGTTAAGTTTTTGAAATCTAATAGTATATCCTGATATAAACTTTGTGATAGAATGATAAGTGTTTTATCATCTTTAGTTTGTCCTAACTCAACAAAAGTTTGAGTAATTAAATCTAAACATTTTAGTTTCAAATCCTTTTCTGTATATTCTTTTATTTTCATATTTTTTTATAATCCACAATAACCAGTATCACAATCGTTAAAATCTTCAAATTGTAATTCTGTTTGTGGTTGAAAGTTAATAATTTCTCTATATGTTATTCCTTTTCTGAATGTGTTAGGTTTATTCATTTCTTCCTGTTTTGCAAACCATTCCATTTTATTAGCGTGCTCCTGAGCCATTTTATTTAGAAACAAAGGGTTTCTGTGAAAACACCCTACACAATTATTGTAATATCCTTTAGCAAATCTGATTTCTTTATTTTTTAACCAATAATCATTGATATCTTTTATTCTAACATTATTATCAATTAAAGGAAATGTAGGTTTCCTCCACTCAACTACCCCCCACTTATTATTACCATTTTCATGCTTTCCAACTACAATTTTTATTTCTTCGTTTCCGTTATCGTTTAACTTTTCTATCATTCTTTTTTGTCGTTTTTCTTCACCTTTTCTAAAACCTATCCTCATTTCACAAACTTCGTTTACTTCTTTTTTCCACCACTCAAAAATAGGATACATTTTAAGGTGTGTTGTACAATATCTGACCATCATATTTGGTAGGTAATGACTTCCGTTTTTTCCTCTATTCCAATCTCCATTTATTATTTCTTCAAATGGTTTGCCTGTTATCCATTGTATATCTACTTTTTCTGATAAATCTAACATTACACGGATTATATTATCCTGTTCAGTTGTTCCAACAAATTCACACCCAATTAAATCAGATACAATTTGTCTTACTTTTTTATCAGGATATTCACAAAGTTTGTCATTTGTTCTAACTAAACTAAACACATTGTAATCAGCTGGATAATTTATAGCGATATAACAGGAACTCTTTCCTCCACTTATACTATTAATAGTTTTCATAAATCAAACTGAATATAAAGTTAGCGTCAACACCTGTTTCTTCACATATCGTTTTAACATAACGCATCTGTATTTTCTCTGGATTATCCATCCACCTATCAATAGTCATAGGCGTCACATTAAAATCCATAGACATACCCTGTCTGCTGAAACCTTCTTCTTTGAGAAATTTATGTAATTTACTTTTGTCTAATGTTGTATAGTTTGCTTTTTTAAATCTTTTTACTTTCATAATCCTAATTTTTTTCTTGCTTGTTCATAATTACTTAATTGAGCATCAATTTTTGATGTTTGTGTTTTGTTCCATGTTTTATCGTTTTTTGCCCATCGTGCTAATCTTCTTCCTATATCAAATGTTTTCTGCATCTCAAACTTCATTTTAGTTCCTTTTGGATTTGTTTCAGTCCAATACTCACAAAATTCTGTGCATAGTTCAGTAGAATAATTTGATGAAAAAACTTTTTCTGTGAAATCTTGCAAACGCTCTGACATATCTTTTATAGTATTATTTATTTTTATTTCTTTATTCTTATTAATAGTTGTTAAATTACTTAATGTCAAGTCCTTTAGAAACTTAATAACTTGTCCTTCATTTATTTTATAATACATTTTAGCAGGAACGCCCATACGCTTGGTTTCTATTAATTGGTGATTTTTAAGAGTTTTAAGACACTTTCTTTGTTGATATGGTGATAGTGTCGTGTCTTTATATATATTTTCCTCAGTGTTGTAAAAATATCCATTAACGAGTTGTTGTGTATTTATAAAGTATTGTTCTTTAGAAACTAAGTCAGCGAGTAGGATTGCCTCTTTTAGTCCTACCCGCTTTGCAACCTGTTTATTTACAACTAAAAACGATGTACTACTTAATAGGTTTTTCATTTTAGTGATATATCTATTTTACAATCGTAATCAATTAATGCAACTCTAATCAATTCTGAGTTAAATGTAAAGTTTCTAAAATCTGTTCCAACTACCACCCAAAAATCCTTCATTGAAACTTTAATAAAAATCTGAGGGTCATCAGAAAACTTAACACCACAATTGAAAAGATATGACCTCAACTCTTGTTCATCATAGAAAACTTGTCTTTTGTCTTTTAACTTACAATACTCCCTGTAAACTTTGTTATAAGTATCCCTATACAAACTCCATGTTCTATAGTATGAATCATGGTTGTTAAAATATACTATAATACTAGTCCTGTCTTTATTAAGTTTTGCACCAATAATTTCAGGGTGTATATTTTTTTCAACTCTTGCAATGTTTGATATAACCTGCCTACAGATTACATGTAATTGTTTTCTACTAGTCCCTGTGACCACATGTTTATCAAGGCCAAAGTTGTTCTTGACTATAGCTAACAATGTAGTCAACTCCTGTTCATCTGTTATACTTACTTTCCTCATGATTAGAATGGTTTTTCCATGTCTACTTCAAATGATTGTGGTATTGTTCCATACTTTGCGTATTGGAAAATAACATCAGCATCTTGAATCATTTGTTCAATAGTGCAATCCCCCTTACAAAACTCTACAGCAGAACGAACTGAACTTTGCCTCATAATCCTATCCTCTTTGTCGGTGTCTATCACTTGCCCTGTTTTTGTTTTATAAGTTTGTCCAGTTTCCCTATCATAACTGGTTCCCCCATCTCCAAACTTTTTTTCATAACTCTGTGCAAAATGTGGTTTGATTTTAGGGAAATCGCCTGCATGATATTCATAACTTACGACATCTCCCTGTCTAAATTTGTCTTGTTTTTCAAACTTGGACATGTATTGTCCTGCATCTCCGTTTGTCATGTGTATATCAAACTTATACATAAGACCATATTTACTTTCCCATGTTCCGTTCGGTTGCACTTGTTTTACTGTTGATGTTTTTACTTCCATTTTTATATATATTTATTTATTTTGCCTACTCTTTAGATTTTCGGCTTCCTCTATAAATGTTCTTTACATGTTGGACACATTTGTATGTCCTCATATACACCTGTTATTTCATCTCCACAACATGAGTATTCTATTTCTTTCTCATCTATTTCATGTGGAAGTTTTGCTACCACACCCTTTTCCCATTCTCTATCTACCCCACCCTCTTTCCATGTCTTTTCTATAACTTTGTCCACATCTTTTAAAGCTAATTCATCAGGGTGTTCTACTTTTTTTTTATAGGTTTCAATAATTTGTTCCCTAACTTCATCAATCACATCTTCTTTATTTATGTTTCTATAATGTTTAATGACTTCGTTTCTTACATAGGATATATCAATCCATTCTAAAACTTCATCAGCTGGTATAACTAATAAAGTATCTATACCCCTGTTATTTACTGCTCTTATATAAACTTCGTTATCGTGACAAGCAAATGTATTAATTGAATGTAAGTACATAATTTCTTCTTTCATAGTATTATTGGTTTTTGATTATTATTATTATATTCTTGTAATTGCCAATCTTTAATTTCAATATTGAAACTATCCCTCAATTGCCATGCGTGATTTTCTAACATGTGAACAAACAATCTGTAAATTTGTAATTCTGTTCCTATTGCAACTACCTCAGAACCTTTTCTTTTGTAATCAACACAACTTTCAGTACCACCATATCCATCGTTTCTTGTGGTGCTAACTTTTTGTAATGTGGGTTTTAATATCCATTCTTGAGCTATCACCTGTTTGTTGTCTAATGGTTCACCTGTAAAGCTGTTGACACATGGTTTGTTTAAATCTTTTATTTTCATGATAGCTCTTTTATAATTTTATCGTAATCCTCTCCAGTTAATTCTTCGTCCCAAACATCTTTCAAATGTTCTGTTTCGTTAAGTATCTCCTCTCCTTCTATATATACATACATATTTACAACATTTTCAGGGGTAGATAAATCAGTATGTATTTGTCCAAATTGTTCTCTTTCATATTGAACTATTATATCAATCATTTCAAAAACATCTAAGTCGTGTTTCTTAATCCATTCTCTACAATTATAGTGCCCTATAAGGTACATACTTTCGTTAAAAATGTAATGGTGTAAGTCACAACCATAATATTTTGAGCTCCAATCTTTAAATTCTGTAAGTTTATCAATAGTGTGTTGATATAACTCTTCTGTCATAGTTTTTGTCATAGTTTTTTTAGTTTTAGAATTGCAATAATGCAAATGATAGTATTATGAATAAAGTCATTGTAAGTACCCCCAATGCTATATCCGTGTATTTAGTGAAGTCATACTCTGTGATTTGTTCTATTGTGTAATTAGAGTATTTGTTTTTGAACACAAAATCAGCTGTTTCCTTTGAGTTTCTGTATTGTGTGAAACCTGTTTGTTTGTTTGTTATTTTGAACATTGTTTTTAATTTAGTTAATATTAGTTTGACATTGCAAATATATAAAAAATATTATACAATTGGAGTTTTTAACATTTTTTTTTATTGTGGTTGTTTTTCCCATTTAATTTCGTCATTTCTTGCGATATGGTTTTTATCATGTATATAGTAGTTCCAATACGCATCAACACTACATTCCGTTTTGTGTGTGTCTGGCATACATTGTGGAGGTTGTGTAAAACCAGTGTTCGGTATGCCTTTTGGTGGTTTTGATAATGCGTCTTTACATTTGATATATGATTGGTGTATTTTTTTATATCTTGTGAAGTATTCTATGTTAATACTTAAGAAATAATCATATAACCATTTGTAATTCTGTTTGCTTTCTCTAGCCCACTTTGTACTCGGGTGGTTGTAATATGCTGCTTTGTATGGAACATTATCACCCTGTCCGTAATGGTGGTGTGCTGTACATAACATCTGAGCAGTTTCTAGTATCATTTTGACACAATGTTTGTTGTATAAATACCTAGGCGCTTGTACAGGGTCTTTATGTAAGTAAAATATATTCATAGTATTACTTAACACCAATTCTCTATAAAGTTGTATATTTTACCATCATTCCAGTGCTCCCTCTTACCATTAAATATTACATATCCTCCAGTAATTTTATTTGGATTGTCATATCTTCCATATGTATATTCCTTGATTATTAGTGTGTCGTTGTAGGTTTTGCAAGTGTAAGTTTTGTTAGTTTTGTAATTCATTTTTTTAATTTTTATTTTATGGTTAATAATGGAACAAATATATAAAAAATTATATACAACAACAATTTTTAACAATTTTTTTTAAAAAAAACGAATATTTTTTTATTTTAACCTAGTAGAATGGTCAAAAAAAAATTAAGAAAATTAAGAAAATGTATAGATTTTGTTATAAATCCATCAATAAATTGATAGGTATTTCACCATTTTTTAACACAACCATACAGCCGATTGCTGGTTTTTTACCATATTTTGCGTAGGCCATTGCATAGGATTCGTGATTAATACCACAACCAACTTGTGAACCGAACACTCTGTAATTCATTCCGACATAATGTTCTGTATAACATTGTGTATGTAAGTGCCCTTGTATAGTATTCATCATATCAGCCCTACATTTTGTCCGTGCTGTTCCACCCTCACCATGTATGTATTGAATATTGTCTTTTACATAACGCTCAGTGAACACCCAGTTAGGAACCTCTAATACTTCCTGATATGATTTTATCCACTTTTTAGGTATATTACCTGTTTGACTTTTCCTCATAACCATGCGGTCATGATTACCGATGATGACTGTTGCCTTGGGGAAGGCTTTATACCACCTTGATATCCTTTTAATTGCTAGTTCTAGTTCATCACCACCAGACATTCCATCTGGATTTGTTTCATGATAACTGGAGTAATGATTGTCTATGATATCACCGATAAACACGACTTCCTGACAACCAAATTTTTCGTATTGTTCTTTACAAAAATCTAAGTAAGCATCTAAACAGAAAGGCTCATGTAAGTCCCCTATGACTAGGACATTAGAACCCTTCTGTTTTCTAGCTTTCAGCAACCAATTAATCTCGTGAGGTTTTAATCGGAAACGATTTGTTTTCATTACTTGATTTTGTTCGGTACAATCTTGTCTATGAACCAAATAACTTTGTTTAATAATGAGTTATCTTTTTCCGTTGGTGTTAATCTAACAATAACTTCAAAGATTGCAATAAGACTCCAAATCAATGTAGTCCAGTCGATACTTGATAATTCCATAATATATAAAAATTTAGTTAATATGTCCAAATAACATTTTGTCTATGTCCTTCATAAGTAGACAAATCTACATGAATAAATGTGTCTGCGATACCTATTCTTGAAAAACCTGCTAACACTAGAGCGTTGATAATTATCCATCTATCTCTACTATTAGTACATGCAATATCAGCGGCAACCCCTTTCAAATGTGGTGATGTTCCTTTTTTAGCAGTTTTATACCCGCGTCTTGTCAAATCATCTTGATAGGCTTCTGTTCTATACCCACTGGTTATTACAAAAGGTATTTCAGCTAATCCACGAGCGTCATCTAACATTTGCATGAACTCATTACTCATGTGTTTACCAGAACCCCGTTGGTCTGGACTATCAAATTCTGAATATTTAAAATATTTTAGCGTCATTATTTTTTTTTACAATTAGTTTTACACGCTCCAAAACATATCTTTCCGTTAGATATGTAATATAAAAAATTACAAATTAGTTTCATTATTTATTTTTTTTATAGTGTGAATACCACCTGTTAATAGTATAACCAATGGTCAATACTAATAACAATATTTTCAATACCATTTCTATTTCTGCAAAGGTTGTAAAACCAATTACAGAACTATTTACTAGTATTGTTTCTGCGGTGTCCTTTGTTGCTGTTCTTATCGGCACTTTGTATATATTTTTTCAAAGCTGTTTCGTTCTTAGCTTTTGGTTTGTAATTTTTTCTCATTAAGGGTTCAAATCTGGTGTTAAAAAGTCATCTAGCGTAATCATTCCACCCCTATCTTTCATCGTTGCTCTTTCAATATTCATTCCTGAATAATACACATTTTTTGTTGGACTAACATCAGGACCTGTATTTGTGTTGTATTCCGGATAACTAGATGTATTATGTCTTATATAATCTACAAGTCTTTCAGTATAAAACTCAGCTGTATTTCTAATCTCCTCTCTAAGACTACTCATATCCTCTTGACTCATACTTTCAAGGTTTTCACTAGTTTTCACACCAATACCATTGTTAGAAACCCTTACTCTAAGAAATGGTAAACACTCATAAAAAGCCCAGTGGACTAGAGCGTCTTGTATATAGTCATCAACGAGAGTTTGATACACACCAGATAAACTACTTCCACTTATATCATTCTGTAGCTTAACAAACAAATCCGTTCCTAGTTTCGTTTCTATATACTTCTTCTGTGCAACTTTTAAGTACGGGAGAATGAACTCATTATCAACATTACCGCCTAGAGCTGTACTGTCTTTAAGTTTGTTTTCTGATATAAATAGTATGTAATTTGCCATGTTTATACTAAATCTTGTTTATTTCTCAATTTATTTACCATTGATGTGTATTTATCTACATTTACATCAACTCCTAATGCTTTAGCAGCGTTTTGGAATGTTTTAATATTATTTTCTAAATTGTTTATTGCTCCTTTTATTTGTGTTTGTACTTTTATTGCTGCATCTTCATCATCATTCATTTTTTGAAAAGCTTTTACTAATTTAGTATCACTTTTTTGCAACAATTCGTTAGCTTTTATCCTTTTATCTGAAGCAACTTTTCTCTCCTTATCATGTTTTTTCAGTAAATCTTTTTCTTCCTTTTCAAATTTATCGAGATTTTTATCTAGTTCTTGTACTTCTTTTGTCAAATTTTCTACTTCAATAAAAGATTTTCTATATTTTGCTTCTTGTTTAATGTGAGTTTGTATTAATTTGTCACTATCTCTTAAGATTTTGTCTAGTGTTTTAACATCTTTTAATTCAACCTTCTCTACTTCAGGTTTTTGTATGTTGAACTCACTAAGGTTCTTGTAAAATTTTTCTTTTTTATTCATTTTTTTTATTTTAATCCGCCTCTATTCGGCATGTTATAAGGTATTCTACTTACTTTACTATCGTTTGCTTTTGGATAAAACCCTCTAGACCTTGCTTCCACCGTACCTATAATATCCGTAGCTTGATTAATTTTTGTACCAGTTGCTTCACCTAGTTTGTAAAAATATATTTTTCTTCTCCAAAAATGTCCACAATTCTTTCCTCCTTTGTATAACCATACATTGTATTTGTTTGCTCCTCTGGGTCCAAATCCTGGATTACATTTTATATTACTCAAACTATGTTTTTGTCCTATAATATCTTCCTTACGATATACTTTTCCAGACCTTAACATTTTTTTACAAAACTCTCTACTACTATCTGATGTTCTTCCTGTTGCATACTCATAACGAACTTTGTATAAATTAGATTCCTTATCTTGTCCGTCTTGTTCCGATTTTCTGTCTGCTTTACTTTCACCTACCCTTGCAAACTCATAATTGTATATATCGTTTAATTCGTGTTCAAAATCAAAATCTTCATGCTCATCTTCAACTATTTCATCAGATAACAGCCCCCAATCATTTTCATCTATTATTTCCCCATGTTGTGCTAGAAATTTATCTAACTCATTTTCAATAGGAACACAATTAGGAACTTTCCTACCATCTTTTATTTTATGACCGTATGGCTCATAACCATCTTGACATGGATTCGGTGTTATAAATTCTTCCTTGCAACCACAATCTTTCAAATCTAAACTTTTTATTGTTTCATGGTCATTACAAGGCATGTAATACTCT